AAAAAATGTATTATAATTTTGTTTAATAATTAATAATTTTTTATATTCTGCATTATCAATATAATTTTCTCTTTCTATTTTTATTTCTGGTAATATTAAATTAATATATATTTTACCTATATAATCAGAAATATTTTTAATTAAAAAAATAATAGTATCACCAAATGATTTATTCTCTATTCTATTTATAATATATTCTCTATTAAAATAATTATATCTATAATAAACAAATTTAAAAAATGTAATTTCTATTTTTTCATTTAATATATTATTTTCACCCTCTATTATTTTTTTAATGTTATTATATCCTAATATATTATTTGACATTTATATATTAATATTATAAATAAAATATATTTTAAATAAAATATATATATATATATATATATATAATGGAAAATTTAAAATTTCAAGAAATTGAAAAAGTTAAAAAAGCTATAAAATATATATTTATATTTTTTCTATTATTTTTAATATTACGATATATTCCCACAAAAAAAATAACAGATTGTGATAATATTTTTTGTTGTTTTATTTTTATGATAATATTTATGATAATAGATTTTATAAATCCAAATATTATGATAAAAAATGATAAAAAAATATAAATTTTCTATTTATATCGAAGGTATAAATTGCCATTTTAAATAGTTACAAATATCTTTCCATAAATTGTCTTGTTCTTTTAATTTTTCACGACTTTTTAACATTGGGAATAATTTTGATATATCATCTAATTCTAATAATTCACAAAATTTATGTAAAGTATATGAATAACTTAAAAAATTTTTTCTATTTTTAGGACAATAAATAGAAAAAGGTTCTTGAATTTGTTTAAACATTAATCTTAATTTTTCTTCTACTTCTCTATTTAATTTAGGGGGTGTTTTTCCTATTTTTGTTAGTATATGTGGTATATGTTCATAATATTTATTATATCCTAAATTTTTTAATATTTTTCTCATTTTTATAATATCTATATCGTCTATATTATTTATTCTTTCTTTTTTTAATTCAGCTAAAACTTTATTATATAATATTTCTGGTATATCTGTACTTTCTTTACCTTGAAATTGACTTAACCATTCATTAAAATGATTAATTCTTTTATAAGCATATATAGAATTTTCATTTGATAATTCTTTATAAGAAGTTTTATCTCCTTCAATTATTAATTCTTCAGAATAACCACAATTCATACAACTAAAATAACCATTTGATATATGTATTGTTAAATCAACATTTTTACAATTTATACATTTTCTTATATTACTATCTTTTTTTATATTTATATTTTTTGTGTTTTTTAAATACTTGTTATATAATTTAGTTTTAGTATTATCAACTACATCTGTATTAAATATATTATTAATATTTAATATTTTATTTTTTTTATTATTATCAATAATATCATAATAATCAACAAGTATATCAATTGATTTGTCCCAATAATTTAATTCATCATAATATGAATTACAATTTTTGATTTCATTTTCAATTTTTTCAATTTCATCAACAATTTTTGTTTTCTCTACTAAATAATTATCATAATTTTTATTTTTATTATTTTCTAATTTTTTAAGCTTTTTATATAGAATTTCCAATATTCTTGTTTTTTTATCTTTTTTGTTTTTAGTTTTATTTAAATTTTTTATTTTATCATTATGTAACTTATCTATAGTTGAAGATATTTTATTCATAATTTATTAATAATATATATTATAATTATACTTTTAAAAACATTATATTTAAAAAATTAAAAAAATATATATTTATATAAATAAATAAATATATATATATATATAAATATATGAGTGGGGCAATATTACAATTAAATTCAATAGGACAGCAAGATAGATTTTTAACAGATAATCCACAATTATCATTTTTTAAAAATAGTTATAAAAGATATACTAATTTTTCTAAAGAAACAACAGAACATTTTTTAAGTGGTAATACACGTAATTCACTAGGAACAGAAGTACTATGTGATATTAAATCAGGTTATGGTGATTTATTATCAAAAATCTATTTAAAAGTAAATTTGAATGCAGAAGTAATATATGGAAATAATAATACTAATAAAGTAGGTCAATGGGGATGGATAAAAAATTTAGGTCATAATATTATTGATTCTGTTAATTTAGAAATAGGTGGAAATATATTAGATACTCATTATACAGATTGGCTAACAATATGGTATGAATTATCAAAAAATAATAATCAAATAAATATTTATAATGAATTAATAGGTAATACAGAAAAAAATTATAAAATGGAATATGATAATATTAATCCAGATAGAAAAAACTTACAATTATATATTCCATTAAATTTTTATTTTACTAAAAATTATAATTTATCTTTACCTATTATATCTTTATTTTATCATACATTAAAAATAAAAATTATTTTTAAAGATAAAAATTTTATATATAATAAAACACATAATTTAAATACTAATAATATTATAGAAGATTCTTTTTTTAAAATTAATTGTTCTATAGTTAATCCGAGTTTATTAGTAGATTATATATTTTTAGATACAAACGAAAGATCATTTTTTGCTCAATCAAATCATCAATATTTAATAGATGCTTTACAATACCAAACTAAAAAATTATCAATAGATAGTAGAAATACAACTTCATTTAAATTAAATTTAAGTCACCCAATTAAATGTTTATTTTGGTCAATAAACTCATCATATTATAAAAATATAGAAAATAAATATTTTTATTTATCAAATGGTAATATAGAAATAGCAACTAAACGATTTATATTAGCATTTTTTACAAATATAGATCTAAATATTAGTAAAGGTAATATTTTTACACACATATATACAAATAATAATACATTACTATTTACAATAGATATGATAAAAGATAAATATAAAAATATTTTAAATAGTAATAATAAAAATATATTAGAAATAGTAAATAGTGCTTACTATAATAATAATATTAGTATATCAAAAGATTCAACAAAAAGGTTTAATAATACAATACCTATAAATGATATAATTGTTCCAGAATTATTACCTATAGAAATAGCATCATTTAATAATACATATTTTGATAATAATCATACTAATTTTATATTTAATGATAATAATAATATTGTAAGAAATAATAATCATGCATCAATAATACAATCTAATACGTATGGAAATATAGGATCAATATATTATGATGTTTTATTACATGATTTTAATAATTATGGATTATATTTAGATGGATCTGGGCATATTATTGATAAATTAACATTAACAATTAATAATCATAAACGATTAGACAACTTAGAAGCAATTTATTTTAATCATTTACAACCATATAAATATTTTAATTCATCACCAAAAAATGGTATTTATATATATAGTTTTGCGTTAAAACCATTAGAATTTCAACCATCCGGATCTTGTAATTTTAGTAAGATAGATAATATTAATTTATCATTAACATTTAATAATAAAATAGATAATAATTTAATTCCTTATGATTTTATAAATACATCAATGATTAATATTTTTGGTTTGTATTATAATATTATTAAAATTAAAGGTGGTTTTGGTAATATAGGTTTTTATTAATCTTTTAGATTGTAAATATTTTATTTATAGATATATATATATAATTTTTATATAAATGACTGGTAGTTTAATACAATTAGTTAGTAAAGGTGAGCAAGATAAATATTTAACAGAAAATCCGGAAATATCATATTTTTATTTTTCATATAGACAACATACAGATTTTTCATTAGAAACACATAGAATTGATATTAATTCTATTGAATTTAATAATAAAAAATTAATAAATATACCAAGAATTGCTGATTTAGTTAGTAATATTTATTTTGTATTAAATATAGAAGGACAGGCAAATAATAATAAATATTGGGCATGGGTAAATAATTTAGGAATAAATATTTTTAAAAAAATAGAATTATTAATTGGTGGTAATGTAATTGATACTCATATTAATTTATGGATGAATTTATGGTATCAATTAACTAGTAATATGAATTTAAATGAATCTTATAATTTATTAATTGGTAATAATGAAGATAATACAAAACTTAAAAAAGATATTACTACTAGAAATACTAAAGTAATATTACCATTAATGTTTTTTTTTAATAAATTATCATCATTATCATTACCCCAAATTGCTATTCAATATCATGAAATTGATATCATGGTAGAATTAAATGAAGTTAATAAATTAATAAATAATTATAGAAATTTTAATATTAATACAGAATGGATTAAAAAACCATTTATAAAAGAAGCATATCTATTGGTTGATTATGTTTATTTAAATAATACGGAAAGAGAAATAATAGCTAAATCTAATAATGAAATATTAATAGATCAAGTTCAATATTATAATTCAAATATAACATCAAGTTATTCAAATAATCCTTATATTTTAGAAATTAATCCACATCATCCGTGTAAATCTTTTTATTGGATAATTACGATGGATAAATATACAAATGCTTCATATTTTTTAGAAAAAAATATTATAAATGCTACAAAAAGATTAATAATAATAATAATAACCCATATGTATAATAATTCATATATAAATATAAACGGCATACCAGAAACATTAAAAAATCAATATGAAACAGATAGTAATAATTTAATTAATGTAAATACATTAATAACTTTAGATAGTAATAATAAAATTAAATTATTATTTTTTGATAATAAATATACATTTATAACCGATAACAATTTAGAGTTAAATACAAATTATTTATATTTTAATAAACTAAAAGATTTATTTGATATAAATAATATAAGATTTAATAAGACTATTACTAAAGATAATATAAATAATATAGATTATTCATATATTACAATAAAAAAAAATTATATACCAAGTCATATGTATTCATTATCTATTATAGAATTATTTACAAATTCAAATACAATATCTAATATAAATAATATAAATTATCCATTTACAAATTTTAGTAGAATATCATTTAATTATGAGTGTATTGCACATGAAAATTATGATATGAAAATATATGATTATAATAATTATTCATTATATTTAGATAAAAACACAAATCCAATGACTTTTTTTAAATTTAAATTAAATAATTTAGATAGAATTGATTTATTACCTTCTTCATTTTATAATTATATTCAATCATATGATTATTATACTAATTTACCAGATTCTGGTGTAAATTCATTCTCATTTGCTTTAAATCCAATGAATCATCAACCATCAGGAACTTGTAATTTTTCTAATATAAATAATATAGAATTTATTTTAAATACTCATAAAGAATTTTCTAGTTTTAATAAAGGTACATTACATATATTTTTATTAAATTATAATATGTTAAGAATTTATTCTGGACATGCGGGTATTGCTTTTAGTTAATTATATAAAATTTATAAATTTTATATATTATATATATATATAAAATGTCAAGTGGAGTATTATTACAATTAGCGGCATATGGTGCACAAGATATAATTTTAATGGGTAATCCACAAACATCACATTTTAGATCAGTTTATAAAAGACATACTAATTTTACAATGCAAGATATATTACAAACATTTGAAGGAATACCAAAATTAGGAACATTAAATCCAATTAAAATTAATAAAACAGGTGATATGATTTCAGATATGTCTTTAGATCTTACATTAGAATTAACAATACCACAAAAATCTGAACAATATGTATCATTACCTCCTAATTTAGGACATGCGTTAATAGAATATATAGAATTTAAAATTGGTGGTTTAACTATAGATAAACATTATTTTGATTGGTTTAATATTTATCATGAATTAATAAATGATAATAATCATAATAATGCATATGATACTTTAATAAATAGTAAAAAACATCATACTTTAATAAATGGAAATGGAACAACTTTTCAAAAATCTAAAATACAATTATACATTCCTTTATATTTTTGGTTTTGTAGATATAAAAATTGTGCATTACCAATTGTAGCATTACAATATCAAGATATTATTTTAAATATTAAATTTAGAGAAAGTAAATATTTAGTAAATCATGCTTATATTGGAACAAATTCTTTTACACCAACATTACAATTAGTTGAAACTGATTTATCCGGATTATTGTGTAAATATATATTTTTAGATAGAGAAGAAAGAAAATATTTTGCAAGTAATGAAGCAGAATATTTAATTGAACAAGTTCAATCAAATTTAAATAATTCAGTTATTAGTAGTAATTCTAAAACAACTACTGATTTAACTTTTAATCATCCTGTAAAATCTTTATTTTGGGTAATTAAACAAAATCATCATATAAATAAAGAACATGATTTTAATTATTTAGGTAAAATAAATCATAAATCATATGAAGTAGATTTAATACAATTAAAACAACATATTTTACATTATTGGGTAGTATTTACACCTACTCCTAATAAAATATATTATCCAGTTATTATTTCTAATGTTATTAATTGGCAAGATACACAAGCTACTTATAGTCCTACTACTGCTACTACTAAATTTAATAGTAATTTAGTATTAGATAATAATTTAACAAAATTAAATGAAATTATTTCAATATTTAGTAATGAATTAAAAAATAATATAATATTATTAAGTCAAAATAATGATAAAACATCATATACTCATAATAATTTAATAATTAATAATAATTGGTCTCATTCTTCAATGTTAATATTATCAAAAATATTATCTTCAAGTAAATCAGAAATACAAAATGAAGGTATTGATATTAATAATTTATATGAATTCTTAACGAATAGTCCTTCTAATTCTAATTTATTTACAAAACAAATTATAATGGATAATAGTATTTATAGTATTAGTCCAAATATTAATGAAAATCCCAGTAGTAAAGCAAGAATAACTATGAATGGTTTAACACGAACAGAAAATCATAGAGGAGATTATTATAATTATATTCAACCATTAAATCATAAGTGTAATACTCCAAAATGTGGTGTAAATATGTATAGTTTTTCATTAAATCCTTTCGAATTTCAACCAAGTGGAACTTGTAATTTTTCAAGATTAGATAGAATTGTATTAGAAGTTACACATAATTCTTCATTAAAAAATGGTATTTTAAATATTTTTGCTTTAAATTATAATGTTATTAAATTTAAAAATGGATTATGTAGTTTAGCATATACGAGTTAAGTATAATATATAATATAGATATTTTTAATATTTAATAATTATTTTTAATAATTATTAATTTAATAAGTAAATATAATAAAAATTATTTTCTTTTCTATTAATATATATATTACAAAAATGTCTGGAGGTTTAATGCAATTAGTAGCCTATGGTGCACAAGATGTTTATTTAACGGGTAATCCACAAATTACTTTTTTTAAAGGTGTATATAAAAGACATACAAATTTTTCAACTGAGCCAATTGCTCAAACATTTACAGGTAATGCTTCTTTTGGTAAAAATTGTGAAGTTCCAATTAATAGAAACGCTGATTTAGTAACAAGAATGTATTTAAGAGCAACATTTAGTTTAGTAAGTCCAACCGCATCTCATACAAATCCATGGTCTTGGGTTAAAAATCCTGGACATGCTATGATTAAAAATGTAGAATTACAAATTGGTGGACAAAAAGTTGATAAACATTTATCACAATGGTTAGAAGTATGGCATGAATTATCAAGTGATGATGATCATGGATCAGCTTTTAATGCTATGGTAGGTAATGGCGGTAATACCAAATTACATATTGAAACACATTCTAATGATTGTGGTCAAACTACTGTATTCGTTCCGTTATACTTTTGGTTTAATAGACATATAGGATCAGCACTACCATTAATTGCTTTACAATATCATGAAGTTAAAGTTAAATTTGAATTTGAAACTGCTGCTAATATGATTGTCCAATCAACCTCTGTTGGTGGTACCGCAACTATTTCAGATGCGGATTTAATTGTAGACTATGTATATTTAGATACTGAAGAAAGAAAAAGATTCGCTCAATTATCTCATGAATATTTAATTGAACAAGTACAGGATGAAAGTAAAAGTGTAAATGAAGATACAACAACTACTAAAGTAGATTTACATTTTAATCATCCATGTAAAGCATTATATTGGGTTAATAGTTTAGATTGGGGTTCAACCTCTAATGAATATTTAGGTAATGATTTAGAATCAGCAACTAAATCATTTATTTTAAGATACTGTATGAAAAATACACCTGCTACTCCAGGTGGTATGTTTAGTTTTATGGTAAATAGTTTAAATCAAATATTAGTAAAACATGATACAAGTGATAATAATAATAATATTGGTTCGTCGTCATTGTCAAATGATGTTGAAATGACACATACTGGTGCAACATTGAATTCATCATATGTATATTTTAATAATTTAGTATCAGTTATTACTTCTGCTACAGTAAGAGCAGATAATGCTACAGTATTAGGTGTAGCTGATAAATCTAATTTATGGGATAGTATTAATATACCAGTCCTTTTACACGCAAAAGTAGCTTCAATGAGATTAGGATCTACTACTGCAGGATTAGATTTAGAAAAATCCGGTTCTGCAACTATTGAACCATTTTCAGCTGTTCCTACAACTGCTAATTTAAATACTCATACTAAATTTAAATTAGGTGCTAGTAAAATTTTAGGTAGATATATCGATGGATCAGGTCATACAATTACAAATGGTAAATTAAAATTAAATGGTCAAGACAGATTTGATACAAGAGAAGCTGATTACTTTAATAAAGTTCAACCATGGCAATCGCACCATAACTCTCCATCTGAAGGTGTTTATGTTTATAGTTTTGCTATTAATGCCGTTGAACATCAACCATCGGGAACATGTAATTTTTCAAGAATTGATAATGCAACATTAGAATTAACTACTCCAACTAAATTAGGAGCAACAACCGTAAATGTATATACCGTAAATTATAATGTACTAAGAATTATGAGTGGTATGGGTGGATTAGCATATTCTAATTAAATTAGAATATAATTTTTTTTTTTTAGTAAATATTTTTAAATAAGTCATTTAAAAATATTATAGTATATAAATATATAAATGACAGGAGGATTAATTCAATTAGTATCAAAAGGCCATCAAGATTTATATTTAACAGCTAATCCACAATTTACATATTTTAAATTTATATATAAAAAACATATAATACATACTATACATAATGAAAGAATACCTTTTGACAATGACCCAGATTTTGGTTTATCAAATATAGAAGTTACAATAAATTCTGATGCTAATTATTTTAAAAATATATATTTTAAAACAAGAATAAACTATACTACAACAGCATATTCAAATGATAAAATAGATACTAGTAAAAATAAATTTACTGAATGGAAATTAGTTAAAAATTTTACTTTAGCAATGATTAAAAAAGTAGATTTTATTATAGATAATAAAATTATAGATACTATTTATGGCCAACAATTAATAATAAATAATGAATTATTAAATACAGAAGACAAAAATAAAATATTAGATGTTTTAATTGGTAATACGAATGATATAACTAAATATAAAAATCATGAAGATGGATATGTTGATATTTATATACCATTACCTTTTTTTATAGATACTAGTAATTCATTGCCTATAGAATTTTTATTACATAGTAATATAAAAATTATTTTTTCTTTTATAGAACAAAATAAAATAATTATTAAACAAGATAGTTATTTTAATACTGGTCAAAATCCAGATACTACTAGAAATTTATATTATACTAATAATATATTAAATAATATTGATAATTTTAATAAGTATATTATAAATTTAGAATTAAATAATTCAGAACTATTAATAGATAATATATATATATATGGCGAACATTTAAAAAAATATTACAATGATTCAGAAAATGAAATTTTAATTAATCAAACTTCATATCAAGAAAATATTTTAGATTTTGATAGTGATATTATAAATATAAATTTAGAATTTTTAAATTCTAATAAATTTTTATTTTATGCTATACAACAAAATGGATTAATTACAGGGAAACAGTATTTAGCTTTACCTGGTTCTAATTTTTTTGAAATAGCAGCAAAACGATTTTGTTTAAGATATTGTACTACAGGTTATATTAGTCCTAATGATTATTTATACAGTAGTAATATGGATAATATGTCATCTAATTTAATGGATAATTTTGGTATTTTTGAAGATTCGTCGCAAAATATTTTAGAATATGATAGTAAATTAGTATTTGATTATGGATTAACAAGTATAGAGGATAATAATTCTTTATCACAAAATAATATTAAAAATAGTAAAATAACTGATAAAGAATATATGATAATAAAATTATTTTATAAATTAAATCCAACTATAAATAAAAAGTTAAATAAATTATATGATGATAATAATTTTATATTTGCGAGAGTTGATAATATTGATGTTGATTTATTACAATTAAATGATTTAGATAAATATATTTTATCTATGTCAACTGATAAATTAGACGAGTTAATGGGTAGTAGAACTTATCCAAAAACTAATAAAACTAATGATATTAATAATGAAGGTTTTTATAAATATGATAAAAACATTTATGATTATAATACATTTACATTATTTTTAAATAATGAATTTGATATAATTCATAATAATGAAATTTATTTAAATAATCATAAAATTAATAAAATTTATGATAATAATTATTTTTCATATTTAAATCCATATAAATATGGAATGACTAATAAATATAATGGAATATATACATATTCATATTCATTATATCCACATACAACAAATCCATCAGGAAGTATTAATACTTCAAATTTGATTTATTCAGTAAAATTAAAAATTAAAACCGAATTATCAAGTTTATTATTAAATGAATATAAAAATCCTAGTTTTATTTATAATATATTAAATGATTATATTTCACAAAATTCAAAAATAATATTTATATCAAGTAATTATAATATAATTAAAATTAAAAATAATAATTTAACTTTATTATTTTCTAAATAAATTAATTTAAAGATATTTTAACTTAAATTAATATAATAATGTCAGATGATACAAATGGTAAAAAAATAGAATATTTAAAAGTAGATAATGAATTATCTGGACAAAAATTTGTTTGTTTATCTTTTATAACTCCAGAATTAATAAAGAATTGTAATGTAAGAGCAGTAAAAGTTCGAGGTATTTTTTCAACACAAGAAGAAGCAAAAGATAGATGTATAGAATTAAATAAAATAGATCCAGATTTTAATATTTATGTTGCACCTGTAGGACATTGGTTACCTTGGTGTGATGATCCTGATAAAGCAGAAGATTGTGAATATTCAAATAAAGAATTAAATAAATTAATGAAAGCTTATAAAGAAAATCAAGTAAGAGCAAAAATGCTTCATGAAGAAAGAAAGAATGATTTAATTGAAAAGAATTTAAGAGAAGTTGAAGAAAGAAAAAGAAAATTAGAAAAAGAAAAAGAAAAAAAAGAAGAAAAAAATAATGATAATGATGATAATGATGATAATGATAATGAAGTAAATGATAATAAAGAAAATAATGATAATGATAATGAAAATGAAGTAAATGATAATGAAGAAAATAATGATAATGATAATGAAGTAAATGATAATGAAGAAAATAATGATAATGAAGTAAATA